TAATTCATGGTTCCCCATGGAGAGTCAGTTTTAGGCTTATACTCTGGCAGCCAGACATACTTAAGCATCTGGTTAGCAATGGCTAAAGACATCACACGGTCGTCGTGTGGGGAGCCATGTGTAGCTCCATTGTCATCGCGGACAAAGGTCTTAAGTTCAGCAATAGTATATTCACATCGTAGGTCTAATGCACCATCTCTAAGATTAGCATTTAGTTCGTCTATAGCTAAAGGCTTAGTTAAGGTTGTTGTGCGCCAACCCAATGCCTCTGTGGCTTCAGCGTGGCGTTGGTTTAATCTACGCTGTCTATAAAGATTAATATAATTAGCTTTATTTAAAGCAGTTAAAGTTGTTAAGCCGTGGTTATTAGACTCAACTCCTATTAAAGCTTCATTATAAAAGAAACCCAATGCATAAAGAACTTCTTCGCCAAACTTGTCTGGGTCAATATGACCATGCCAATGGGCAACTATAAGACCAGACTTAGCATCAATAACATGAGCGGTAGAATAGTCACCCCTAGCCAGTCCTTCGGCCACGTCAGCTCCAATAGCATAAACACCTCCTGCTTGTGGTGTTTGCCATACGGAGAGCGGTCCACCGGAGGACTCAAACATATAAGAGTTTCGAACATCAGAGAGTTTTTTATTAAAACCTTTCTTAGGGGTTGTTGTAATAAATCTATTTAAAGCATCAATATCAAATACTGGTCTGCCTGAACGAATAAAGGCTTCTTCTGGATTTGATGGGTACTCTTGGTGTAGTTGCCATATTGGTAGTTCTGCGGCTTGCGCGTCATACCAGGCTTGGTCACGACCAGATGCTGACCATGGAAAGAAGATTCCGCGGAAACGATTAGTTCCAGTTTGCGAACCATGCCACAAGTTAAAGAATATATTACCTTCACCCTTGGCAGTAGATAGACAGATTACACGACCACCTACGTCAGCAATTGGCTCTATTGATGCCCAGGCTTCCTCAGGATTCGGCAAAAATGCCATCTCGTCGATTATAGCCAGATACACCGATTCACCTCTAGCAGGCTCGTTAGCTGATGGCATTGATTCAATTACAGAGTCATTACTAAAGGACATCTTAAGAACGTTATTTTGTAATAGTTCAGGACCAGACAATCTCATCCAGTCAGGTATAAATTTATAAATATACTTAGCCTTTTGTAAAAGCTTTGTAGCTTCACGTTCAGTCTTTGAAAGCATAACCACAAATCTGTCTGGCCAAAAGAAAGTAATCCAGAAAGCATACGCTGCAGCCAGTGTGGAGAATCCAATCTGACGTGCCTTTAATACTATTGTATATCTATCACTTAACCATGCTTTAACAGTTTCTTTTTGCGCGTCCCTTAAAACAAAAGCAATACGTCCTTGGTTAGGGTGTTTAATATAAGCATAGTTTTCACAGAAGAAAGCAAATGCTTCTGCTAGTTCTGCTGGTGTTGCGTTCTCTGGCCCACGGCACTTACGAAAGTTCCACTCATTAAGTAAACTATTTAGTTCCACGCCAAAATTCCAATCCTGAATAACGTTGTATTGTTTCCGGCAAGAACACATCTTCTGGTTTGCGTGATTTCTTTTCTAACTTTGGTCTTACTTTGTGTAGATTCTTAATCCCTGTAAGACTGTTTTCAGAGATACCTGAGCTGTCTTCAATGTTCTGATATTCATGATTGTATTGCGGAATTTCCAAGTATTCATATATTTTATTAATTTCCTTCTGTGGGTTGTTTATAAAATTGTCATATTCAACAAAGTGAAACATATGTCTATATTCTGGATTCATTGCATGTTTCATATTGTTTAAGCATCTCATTATATCATTACCAAACTTCATTAGCCAATCTGCTCTGCGGTCAGCCATTGGTTTATCTGGAAATGTTTCTAATAAAACTTCTTTATCCATTAAAGCATTTTGCTGTGAATCAGGATGAGCATTAATGATTGTGTCAAATGAAACTAATATATCAAGTATATCTCTTACTGGACATATTATTTTAATATTTTGATTTACATAACGATAAGCTACTTCTACACCATTGGCTGATGTCCAATTAAGGTTCTTGTCAATAATGTAGTTAGCTTGTTTATCATAATAAAAGTTTTGTGGTATTGCGGCAATTGCATTAGATATTGCGTTGCCTCTGTCATAATCTTTATGTTCAAATGAATCAAATGTTTGTGTAGCATTAATCATCATTTGTAACATTGGACTTGCCGGCGAAACCCACAAGTCTGGATTTTGATTTAATATTGAACTAAGTACTGTTGCACCTGAGCGTTGAAGCCCAGCCAAAAAAAAGAATTCCTTCATATTATTTCCTTCGTTATTTGATTATGCGTTTGTTGCCATTACATACCAGTCGGTACCATCATACACTATTGTAGCAAATGTTCCTGCAACAGCTTTACAAATGTCTGTTTGTGCTGCGCCGCCTGTATGGGCATAAACGTTGCTTGATGCAGACACAATCTTATGGTTGGCCCAGTTGTTAAATGTAATTGCGCGACCAATGTATTCTGAACCTGATGGTAAAGTGACTACAATTGCTGAGCCTGATTTATTATTAATAATCCAGTTTTCAGTATCAGCTACAGTGAAGTCTGCTGTCTTTGTTACTGGTGCAGTAGTTGCATAGTACTCTGTTACCTTGGCGTAACCAGTGATTGATGCGCGGTTTGTATCGATGTCAAATCCAACACCAGGAACTCTAAAGTTTGTAACTGAAGAGTTACCTAATGTTATCTGATTGGATACAGATGCAGATGTTGCTGCTGCGTTATAACCAAGGATAATATTATTAGAACCAGTTGTTAAGTTATTAGTTCCGCTGTTTCCAGAGTTATAACCAATTGCTACGTTATTAGAACCACTAGAGATATTATAACCAGCATTGTAACCAAGTGATGTGTTTCCAGCACCAGCTTGATTATTCCATGATGAGTAAGCACCTATTGCAGTGTTGTAGTTTCCACTACTTCCACTAAAGTAATAAGTATTACCTGAATCCCATCTTGATAATGCGGCGAATCCAATTGCGGTGTTACCGTTACCAGCAGTGGAGTTATAATATGACCATACACCAACTGCTACGTTTTCATTACCAGTTGCATTGCAATAACCTGCAACGCTTCCAATGCCTACGTTTCTAATTCCATTACTTAAACCTAATGCATAGCGACCAATTGCTAAGCTTCTTTCAGCAGTTGTTGAATAAGCCATTGCATAATAACCAACAGCCATGTTTCTTTCGCCAGTTGTTAAAGCCTTTAATGCTCCAGTACCAATTGCAAAGTTAGCTAAAACACCAGTTGTAGATAATGTTGAATTAAGCAATGCATTATTACCAATGGCAAAGTTTTGACTAGAATTTGTAATCTTCTGTAATGCAGTAGAGCCAATTGCAAAGTTATTAGTGCCAGTAGTTACATCTTTTAATGCACCAGTACCAATAGCAAGGTTATTGTTACCAGTTGTATTATCTTCTAGTGCAGTTCCTCCTATTGCAACGTTATTAAAACCAGTAGTATTATATCGCAATGCAGAGTTTCCAACTGCAACGTTGTTATTACCACTTGTATTACTAAACAATGTAGCGTTACCAATTGCTAAGTTATTTTCTCCACCAGTTGCTTCTTGCATTGCTCCAGCACCAATAGCAATGTTAAAGTTAGGCGTTGCAGCATCAGAAAATGCCGAGTTACCAATTGCTATGTTGTTGCCTCCAGTAGTAAGACTTTCTCCTGCACCAGCACCAAAAAGTGAGTTATTACCTCCAGTTGTAATTAATAATCCAGAACCAGAACCAACTACTGTATTACTATCACCAGTAGTTACATCACGTAATGCATTAGCACCGATAGCAGTGTTAAAGTTTGCGTTAGCTGGACCTGTCGGGCCAGTTGCTTGGTTACCAGCACCAACACCAAGTGCAGTGCTAAGATTTGGTGAATTATTAGTGTATACGTTGCTGATTCCTGGACCTGTGGCACCTGTCGGACCTGTCGGTCCCGTAACACCAGCTGCACCAGTCGGGCCTGTAGAACCAACATCACCTGTGGGACCTGTCGGACCCGTCACCGTACTAGCAGCACCTGTAGGTCCCGTCGGGCCAGTCACCGTTGAAGCCGCGCCTGTAGGGCCTGTCGGGCCCGTTACAGTGGAAGCATCTCCTGTCGGGCCTGTAGGTCCCGTAGCACCTACTGCGCCAGTTGGGCCCGTAGGGCCGGTATCTCCTTGAGGACCTGTCGGACCCGTTGCGCCCGTGGGTCCGGTTACAGTAGAAGCTGCGCCTGTGGCACCAGTCGGTCCTGTGGCACCAGTCGGTCCTGTCGGACCTGTCGGACCTGTCGGACCTAAAAAGTCAAAAGCTAAAACAAGGCCTTCACTGTCGTTAAAGTTTCCACCAGTTGAAGAAACAAGAGTTAAACCAGTTAAATCTAAATAACCAGTTTGTTGCGTGAAACCTGTTAGTGTAAAGATTTGTGTTTTTGTAAAAGCACTGTTTGCTAAAGCAAATTTAGTTGCACCGGTGGTAATAAACGTTTTTATTGGCACCATAAAACTTTGACCAACTGATGTATATGTATCAATGCTAATGGTTGTTGCGGTGTTTTGTGTTGCGTTGTTCCAAAGAAGTTTTCCTATACCAGGGTCACCAGAAGTCGCACTAGTATTAGCTCTATAGTTTATTGCAGTGCTTGAGCCAGCATCAAATGCATAGTCTTGTAACCATATTGGTTCATTGTTTGTATAGGTCCCATTACTGCTTTGAAGTTCTACGTTGAATTCTACGTACGTTGAAAAATATGTAGTACCTATAATAATCCAAGTTTGAAATACATTAGTACTAGCAAAATCTTGGTCAGTTATTGAAATTCTAGGACCAATATCAAACAGACTATAAATAGATTCTAAATTAGTTCCGTCAGCATCTGTATAACTAATAAATAGTTTTGTTGCGGAAGTTTGAGTTGCATTGTTGTACGAAATAAAACCAGAACCTGGGTCACCAGAAGTTGAACTAGTATTTATTTTGTAGTTAATTAGTGTTTGAGATGTACCTAGTGGACCTGTCGGGCCTGTGGCACCTGTCGGACCCGTTGCGCCCGTCGGACCCGTTGCGCCAGTCGGGCCCGTAACTGTTGAAGCGGCTCCTGTCGGACCTGTCGGTCCCGTTACAGTGCTAGCAGCTCCCGTAGGTCCTGTAGGTCCTTGTGCACCTGTGGGTCCCGTCACAGTGGACGCTGCGCCTGTGGCACCTGTCGGTCCAGTCACAGTGGAGGCAGCTCCCGTGGCTCCTGTTGGTCCGGTCACACCTGCTCCACCCGTGGGTCCTGTCGGTCCTGTCACAGTAGAGGCTGCTCCAGTGGCTCCTGTCGGTCCAGTCACACCTGCTGCACCCGTGGCTCCTGTCGGTCCAGCTGCACCAGTCGGACCCGTGACCGTAGAGGCAGCACCAGTGGCTCCTGTTGGTCCGGTCGGTCCGGTTACTGTACTGGCTGCTCCCGTAGCACCAGTCGGCCCTGTGGCTCCAGTCGGTCCGGTTACGGTTGAGGCTGCGCCAGTAGCACCGGTCGGGCCGGTTACTGTAGAGGCTGCTCCTGTGGCACCCGTAGGTCCCGTGGCACCTGTCGGTCCGGTTACTGTTGAGGCAGCACCTGTTGCTCCGGTCGGGCCTGTGGCACCTGTGGGGCCGGTCACTGTACTAGCAGCGCCTGTAGCACCCGTCGGTCCAGTCGGTCCTGCCGGGCCAGTAGGACCCAAAGCTCCTGTCGGGCCCGTTGCTGTAGTTAAATAAGGAAGTCCATTCCAGTTGGTAGTACCATCACCAATCTTTGCTTTGTTGGTATCATACTCATAACCAATTTCGCCGGCAAGCAGAATAGGATTATTAGAAGCCCATAACGCAGCAGTGTCACGTCTTACTTGTACAACAACAGCCATTTAAAATCCCCTTGCATCGTAATCGAAATCTCTTCTTGTTTCAAACACATATTGAGATGTACCAAATGCCGTAGCAGCTGGACTTAAAGAACCAGCCGTACCTGTGTTAGCATCAAAAGCACCAGCAGCAGTAGTAGTAGAAGCTAGAGCTGTAATATTTGAGTTAAGCAAATAGTGAAATTGCACACTTGATGAAGTGCCGCCATCAATCAAATCTTCTTGTTGGTGGTCTACTAGTAGGTCACCCTGTTGCTTGTAGAGTTCTCTCTTAAGGGTGTTCATCATCCTAGACAGCAGCAAGTTGCTGTTGCCCTGAATGGTATTGTTACCCGGCGCACTCCAAACAGCTCTGATAACTACTCCTTATTCTTAATCTTCTGTTGTGTTATTTCAACTATCATTGCCTGAAGTTCGGCATCTGACAAATCTTTAACACTTGATTCAGTTTTAATATTAACAGTTTGAGCTTGCTGCAAAAAACCTGTAGCCTTTAAATACAACTCGGCACTCTTAGTATCACCTGAGACACCCTTAATGTATAAGGCATCTAATAATGATTGAGTTCTTTCTGGCGATTCCGCTAGACCCTTGACCCCAATGGACCAACGCTCGATGAAATTTTTTTTCTTTTCCCATGTGCCCAATGTGTTAATATGGACACCATGTTCTTCTGCCCAAGCTTTTTTAGTTTCAGGGGTTCTAGCATTTTCAGGTGTAAGTAGCCAACTTAGGTATTCTTCTTGGGCATTGGTTAAGAAGAGAGCTTCGGTTCTTGACATGAAATCCTTATCCTTCGGGAAAAAAAGTGTTCTATATGTAAAGATAATCTGTTACATCCTACAGTATACAATAAATTTTCTAAATAAGTTTGTTACTTTGGTAACGGAATGCTATACTATAGAGGCACTGGTAAACAAAGCGCTAGTAAGGAACCCCGGTTCTGTGCTACTAGTCACATAGCTTTACCTTTTAGGTCCGTTTGAGGGGGTCGGCCTTCGCATTTTTTAAATCATACATTAAACATTCGAGTATAATAAACCAGCTCGACGGAGAGCAAACATCCGCCTGGCAGTAGTCAACCTACTGAAAAGTCCCCAGGGGTTCAGAAGACTGTTTAAAGAATAAAAGCATAATATAAATATTATTATTAAAAGGTTAGGTTTTAGCTTCTAATAATAAGAAGTTGCAGCATAAGAAAAATAATATTATTATAAATAAAACTTGTACTTCTTGCTAAAAGAGGGTACAATATATAAATAACCAATCAACAGGAGATAATAATAATGTCAAACCCAGCAACAGCAAAACAGATGGCACTAATTGCTAAGCATAATATGCCAGTACACAGTGACACTCTAACAGTAAAAGAAGCATCAGCAATCATAGACACCTTTGCCAAAGCCAATGGCTGGGCTCAAAAGGGATTCGCGGCCAACGAGAAGCCACAGACCCCTACACCAATGCCAGATTCTTTTTAATTTTTTTTTATTTTGATTTGATTTAAGGATGCTTAGTGTGTTACACTAGAAGCCTCTTGGGAAAGCCTCAGGAGACTTGGGGGTAATGCCTTGAGTACATAATCAGTGATGATGAACTAAATAGTAACTTTACTAGGTTGGGGACAACTTAGAGCTTTCGTGAGGAAAGGGCCAGGGGAGTAGATACCTCTGGTCTTTTTCTTATATGTCCCTAAATGTATTTGGCATTGCAATAATAAACAAAGGGCAGTACTTAAAGAAAAAGGGGTGGGGGGTATTTGGAATATCCTGCTTCGCCCTGTATAGTACGGTACCCTACTGTTATAGTGGTGGTAGGGGGGGTGCTATGGGGGTGTGCCTTGGGGTATGTATGTAACACACTGAGTATGATGAGGGTGTGTACTGGGTGGTTATGGGGACAGGGCTACTGTGTATGCATTAGGGTATATGTCTATAGTCTCTCTCTATGATTATAATATAAAAGGATTAATTGATTGATTGGTCTTGCCGGCCATCTGGTGATATATCAACTATATATTATTATGCTGAGTTGCAATGGATGAGATGAGATGATATACTGATGTGGTCAGTTAGGGAGTAACGCGGGGGGCTAGCTTCCTGACTGGCACTATACGATATAATAGCTAGACCATAATAAGACCCAGGATTGTACAGTATTCCTTCTGTATAGTCCTGGGTTTCTCCTTATCTGGGTTTCTTTAATATTAAAAGCCGGCAAAAGAAAAGAACTAATGCTGTATCTTATTCTATAGAGGATGAGTATAACCTAGAGAGATAGCAATGCCTTATGCTGATTGGGTTACCATCTGGATTAGTGATGGGTTAGAGCTGGATTATCTCGGATTAAGATACCCTTAACCTTTAACTTTAATATACCCTATATGTAAGGAAGTGAGGTTCTATCTGCATTTGTGATGGCTCATGCTGGATTAATCATATAATATAATACTTGTATTGAACTTGTATACCTTGATTAAAGATAAGCACTTGAGCATTAGTTCTCTCTCTGTATTATGTATCATCACATTGATAAGCTTCAAAGATTGTTTTTTGCGGCGGCCATTTGATAATATATCACAAGAATATCTCGATTAGAACTTGACTCACCAGTTGTTACCTGTTACTATCTATTTGTCAACGAAAACAAGGAGAAATTAAAATGGAAACTTTAACAAAGGATAACTGGAAAACAACTTGGTCTGCTGAGTGGTGTGAAGGTAGAGCTTTAAAACAAGAGTTAATAACATGGTGTGAAAAGAATCATGAAATGGTTTTAAGAGAGATTGACCACAGACATGGTTTAAAAAACTTTACAGATTGGCCTAAAGTTGAAGGCAATTATACTGACACTCTTCAATTCTATATTGCCATGGTGCAGTGGCTTAAAATTCATGGTCATGAAATGGATGATAAAGAGTATTGGGAAGAAGTTTCTGAGTCATGGCGTTTGTATAAGCATCCTGAGATGCATCATAGTTATTTTAATAAGTTGTTCTTTGCCGGCCGACCGAACCGCGAGAAGTACATCATGACACCAAAATCTAAAGAGCTTTATGATTCCCTACCAGATGTAGTTACAGTCTACCGTGGATGCTGGAAGGGATGCGAAGATGGTCTGTCTTATAGTTTAAGAAAAGAAGTTGCTACATACTTTGCCTTTAGAGGTATTGGCTTTCCACGTGGACATCGTATAATTACAGCTGAGGTTAAAAAGAAGGACATCATCATGGTTTTAGATGCTGACCTTGAGCAAGAGGTTATTGCCACCAAGGTCAAGGTACTCGATATTGCTGAGGTAAGCCAAAAGGAACAAGAGCAACCGCTCTACACCAGCCTTAAGGTTGAGTGGGATAACAAGACAGCAGCACACAAAGCTGGAGTCTACGTAGGATAATGTATAGAGCCCGAGTCAAAGCTACGCTTTGATCGGGCGATACAACTAGTCACCAATACAAACAACAACATAGAAGGATAATGATATGAAGAAGAAGAAAGTAAAGATTGATACATGCCCAAGCTGTGGCAAGCCAAAGGTAACTGAAGAGATGAATGCCTTTACAGCAGTACAAGAAGCCATGCAGTACATCAGAATCAATGACAACAGTCCATACATGATAGAAGAACTGCCCTTGTACGAAGGTAAGATAGTATGAGCATCATTGAGAGTGTTTATGTTAATATTAAACCTGAAGATGTTAAGAGCTTTAATAACTTTAAAGAAAAAGTTGTTCTTGCCGGCGAATCGGAATGCTGGACGTGGAATGCAGCCATCAACAAGTTGCATAATCGTCCAATGTTCTGGTTCAATGGCTCATGGAGCACAGCAGCCAGAGCATCCTTATACTTTAAACAAGGATACTTAACTAAAGGACTGCATGTATGTCATGACCCTGTTACTTGTGACAATACTCTTTGCGTCAACCCATTACACCTGCGTGAGGACACACCATCAGCTAACACTAGGGACTTACTCACCACAGGCAAGCATAATAATAAAAGAAAAACTCATTGCCCACAAAACCATGCATATTCCGAAGATAACATTTACTATTACAGAGGAAGACGCTTCTGTCTAACATGCAAAGCAGACTACTACAAGAAAAGAGGCAAGTAAATGAATGAGGCAGTCACATACGCTGGTGTAATCTATATGATTATAGGCTTTACTATTGGTAGAGTTATTGGTATAATTCTTATTGATAGATTGGAGAAGAAGAATGATAAATGAGATTGTATTTATGACTGTTATGTTTGCGGCAATTGCAATAACTGTTAAAGGTTTATGCGGGATTGCAGGGAAGTTTATTAAATGAACTATTTAAATTTAAATATACCTACGTTCCTTGCCTACCTTGACACAGGGTTCTTGTACAACGAGGAACCTAACCATAAGAATGATGCAGTGCCAGTTGAAGTATTTAATTTTACTTCTATACCACAACGCTGTGGTTTGTTTAGTGTCATGACTGAGTGGGGAACACAACACGCAAGGGTTCCTATCCATTACCTACGCGCAACACCAGAAGCTACAACAGCTTACCCATTGGATTGGTTGCAGCTTTGGGATAACATGTCATACTACGCAAGTGCCGGCATCTATGACTACCTGAAGAACAGAACAGCTATGATAATGCTGAAGGACAAGACCAGACACAAGGCTAAGTACATGTTTACTATTGACTGGTGCCTTGGACCACAATACCATGCAGGATATGGTGAGATGGCAGCAGGACACAAGTGTGCACACGTCTTTGAAGGTGAAGGTGGACAGTTCTTCATGCAGCCAAACAACAGAGTGCTGTGGTTAGATGGTGGTGCATGGATTAGTAAAGAGTTAGCCAAGCCAGACTGGAAAGTCTTTGGCTTAGAGTTCAGCTGTGAATCTACTGGTTCACGTTGGGTATCAGAATCAGATGAGGAGTTATACTTCTACGACTTTAAGGAAAAGGCATGAAAGTTATTGTTTGTTCTATTGCTAAGAATGAAGCACAGTTTGTTAAGCGTTGGGCCGAGTCAGCTAAAGATGCAGATGAGGTATGGTTGCTTGATACTGGTAGTAGTGATGACACTATTAAGATAGCTAAAGAGTGTGGTGTTCATGTTATTGAGAAAGCATGGGAAGATTGGTCTTTTGCGGTGGCTCGAAACCATTTGCTTGATAACCTACCTGATGAGGATGCTTGGCTTATTAACTTAGACCTTGATGAAGTTTTAATTGATGGTTGGCGCGGGCATGTCGACAGTGCACCAACTGATGTCAACAGATTAAGATATGAGTACACGTGGTCATGGAAAGAGGATGGCACACCAGGATTAAAGTATCATGGGGATAAGATTGTGCGTAGACACAGTCACCACTGGGTTAATCGTGTACATGAGGTTAACATTACAAAGCCAGGACATGAAGAGCGTCAGGCTTTCGTAGGATTAGAGATACACCATCATGCTGACAACACCAAGAGTCGTAGTAACTACCTGCCTTTATTGCTTAAAGATGTTGAAGAGAACCCTAACAATGACCGTAATACTTATTATGCTGCAAGAGAATTGTTCTTTCACGGGCGATTTGAAGAAGCTACAGTATTATTCAAGCGTCACTTGATTATGCCTGAGTCTGTATGGAATGCTGAACGCGCATGGTCAATGAGATATCTATCTAAGATGCACCCTACTGAGGCAGAGCATTGGTTGTTGCGTGCTTGTGCTGAGTATCCTCATGGTGCAGAGGTGTGGGTTGACCTAGCTAAACATTACTACATAGCAGAGAACTGGATTGGTATGTACTACGCAGCTAAGCGTGCACTTACCATACCGTACAGTGCGGGATTATATTTAACTGAACCTGATGCTTATGGTTGGTGGCCTAATGACATGGCTGCTCTATCTGCATACCATCTAGGATTAAATGATGAAGCTATTGCTCAAGGTAAGCTTGCATGTGAGCTTGCTCCTAATGATGTTAGATTGAAGAGTAATTTATTATTTTATTCTTTGCGCGAATCCAAAGTTAATGTGGTCATACCAACCAAGACAAACATCGGTGGCTTGACCAAGCTTGTAGGCCAGTTGCTAGCTGACACCATGGTGAATAAGATTATCATTGTTGCAGATGGCAGTGAAGCTTATGATAATTTAAATGCAATACCAAAGTTTAACAAAGTAATTAAAGTTATGGTCAACGAAGGTGTTGGCATCCATGCTATGTGGAACTTAGGCATGAACATCGCAGGTTATGACGGGCACATTGCATTCATCAATGATGATGTGTCATTGGAGAAAGACTGCATGTATGAACTAGGTGCAGTGCTGTCAAAGAATCACGACTACGGTTTGATTTGCCCGAGCTATTCAATAGTTAAACCAACAGAGGATAGAGTTGTCACTGACACTTGCCGTAGTAGATACGATGGTACTGGTGGCATGGCTGGCTTCTGCATGGTATTGAATAAAGAATTGGTGCCACGCTTCCGCTTTGATGAAGACATGAAGTGGTGGTATGGTGATGATGAGATAATTGATTGGGTTATTAAAGAGAATCGTAAGTGTGTGATTAGTGCGGCGACCAGCTGTGTACATGAGGATTCTAAAACAATAAAGACAAACCCACCAAAGGACTTTGCTATGATAGTGGAAAACGATAGAAGAATATACGAAGGAAAGAAGAATGCATAATGCAGCCATGGAGTTTATATTTACTAGCTTTCATAATTGGAAGAGTGATAGGACTGATTTAAATGTATTGGAGATTGGCTCACTAGATATTAATGGTAGTGTGCGTCCAATGTTTAAACCATTCCAAGGTAATTATGTTGGGATAGATATGCAGGAAGGACCAGGCGTAGACATTGTGACCAATGCCACAGAGTATCTTAGTCCAGGCTATTTTGATGTCATCATATGTGCTGAGGTGTTTGAGCATACTCCTGATTGGAAAAAGATTATTAATAATTCTTATGTAAATTTAGTTGATGGCGGCATCTTTATCGCTACTATGGCAGGTGAGGGTAGGTATCCTCACTCAGCTATTGATGAGAACCCCATCAGAGAATGGGAACACTACTCAAACATAGGTTGGTGGGAACTAGAACAAGCCTTGAAAGCCTTTAAGACAAAGGAAGTAAATGTATTGGGCACCGATACACGATGCTATGCAGTAAAATAATGTAAAGAAAATGCTATATAGATAGGAAGATAATGTATTATCAGAAATTAGAAGAAGTAGATAAAGAACTAGAAGCAATAGAAGCTTGGCAACGAGAGCAGTTAAAGAAGCTTTATGCTAAGACCGAAAAGAAAATAAAGAAAACAATGGCTAAGTTGGCCATCCACATACCCGAGGAGTTTAAAATAAAATGAAACAAGTAAAAGCAAGTCACGTAGATGCAGGTATCAAGGGATTGGCAGCTGGTGTAGTTAGCTATGCCGCTAACCAGTATGGTCTCAATGCAGAGTTAACAGCAGCAATTATTCCAGCAGTTGTTGTTGCCTTGTCTTGGGTATCAACCAAGGTAGGCGATAAGAACACAGCTCTGTTTGTAAAGTTTGCAACAGAAGCTCTAGCTAAAGCACCAGCCAAAAAGGCTGCCGCAAAGAAGAAGGCATGATGGACGATAAAGAAATAGCACTACGTTTGTTGCACTTAGTTGAAGAGAACTATGACATTGATGCTGTCGTTGCTGACTACAAGAAGGCTTTAACTGCATTGACTGGCAACGTTGAGATTAAACAAGAAAGAGTTACAGGCGGACGTAAGATTCCTATTCTCTCGAATGATGAAATTCAAATAAGATTAAATGAGAAATTGCGTTCAGCTTCTGCTGTAACAACGAGTTCAGTAACGTCGTTCTAATGTTAAAGAAGTTAATTAATATAACAGCCAGCCTGTCATTTACTTTGGCAGGTATGGTTGTTGTATTCATTACACTTAGTGGGGATACAAGAAGAATAGCTTTGATTTCTTCGGTGTCGGCATTACTAGTGCACTACACCTATGAAATTTTAAGGAGCGACAATGACTAAGGGTTATCAACCTTCACATGATATAGATACTAAAGCTGGACGTAGGATTAATTGGAAGCGCGACTTGGCTATTGGTCAAGAGCGGTGAAGATTTGTTTGAAGAGTTTATTAAATCATTAGATGATGCAGACTTTGAAATCAAGCGCGACATGTATCGTAACGGTCGCATGGTTGTAGAAGTAGAACAGAAACCTAAAGACAAAGATTGGAAGCCATCAGGTTTGGCTGTAACTAAAGCTAAGTACTGGGTGTACATGTTTAGTGCAGATGCATACGCAGTGATTGAAGTTGCAAGACTAAAGAAGTATTTAAAGATTAATAATAAGATTCCATTGAAAACATTTGCACCATATAGTGCTAACCCAACTAAGGGTTACTTGTTGATGGAAGAAGATGTAGTTAAACTCATGAGCTCAGAGCTCTACGACACCAAGGAGAAGAAATGAAACTACCAATCGTTGAAGTTAAGTTATGCTCGCACCTAAAGAATGCTAAGCCAGGTCAACTTGCTGAAGCTAAGCTACGTAAGATTGAAGGTGGCGGCAAGCTTCACCATTGTGCAGCAGATGCATACGAAGCTATGGATGCTGCAGCTAAAGCAGAAGGAATAGAATTAAAGCCAACAAGTGCAGGTGATACTTATCGTACACTTGCAGCCCAGCTCGCTGGCTTTAACCAACGCTACCAGTTGGAGCCTATCGAAGGACAAAGTACCAGGACATATGAAGGTAAGAAATGGTATTTGAAGAAGGGGATGGCTCCACTGGCTGCGCCAGGTACTAGCAAACATAACTTACGGAATTGCAGTTGACATTGCTAATGCCTCAGGTCCAAGACTTGAATGGCTAGTAAAGAATGCTCCTGAGTTTGGTTTCTCATGGGAAGTTGTACCCGAAGAACCATGGCACATCCGTTACGTAGCAGGAGATGCTATACCAGCACGCGTAAAGGCGTGGAAAGACGCTCAGACAGCCTCCTAGAGGCCTCTCAGGGCATTATAGAATGATGTGTCCTGATGTGGTTTCTAACGGTAACTAAAACTATGAACTTTAACAACAGAGAAATACCTCTAACCTACGACGAATTAAATAGCTTAGTTCCAGCCGGCGTACCAGAGAATCCATTCCAAGCTTTAATGGAAACTGCACCAGGTGAAACCGTACCACTATCATATGAAGAATTGATTGACTTTAAAGAAGCCATCATTGATTGTGTTGATATGTTATCTGAACAAGATAAGTTTATTATTGAAGCTGTTACGTATGAACGTGTAACCTTTGCGGAACTTGGTTCTCGTTTAGGTGTATCATCAGTGCATGCATGGAGACTTTACAATGGTGCATTGAAGAACTTGAAACAGATTATGAGTATGCATGATGTATTCACAGATAGGTTTGACTTTGAATAATGATTGGGCACACCGAGTCTTTTCTTCTGCGGAACTAGAAGAGTTTAAATTAACATCTGAAAAGATTGTTTACAATGCAGAGAATGGTGTTGTATTAAACTTAGGCTTGTCTAACAATACTTGTATTGATGTTGTGCGCAACTGGGGTAAAGCTCATGCTGGTGACATAGAAGCCCAGAACTTTATGCTTGAATTCTTTGATGGCTTTGTAGAATACATTGAAGATTATTTAATTGAAGAAGGAATAAACTTTACAGACGAACAGTAGCCTGTTATAATATTTACATATGAAGAAAGAAACTAAATATTATACATGTCGTGCTTGCAGTGCAAGTTTTAACCATACCATCAGGCAAGGTAGAGACCCGCAGTACTGCTCCGATGACTGCAGAGGTAAGAGCATAGACAAGACAGCAAAGCCAACGATATGGCATTTGAATTGTAAAGCTTGTAAAAAAGATTGGTCAATGGAACGCGTCAAACAAAGTGGACGCAAGCCACACTTCTGCCCTGACTGTTATGATGTAGCTAGTAAAGAACGTCATAACAAAAGACAGAAGGAACGTGACAGAAGTTATGTTCCTAAAACAGAACGTGCTTTGGCTGAACAAAAGATGATTAAGTGGATACCATTTGAACCATTGATAAAAGTATTATTACAAGGTCATATTAAAGATGAAGACTGGGCTGTTGTAGATTCACGTGACCGCAGCACAACAACGTACATGGCAAACAAATTAGGTTTGCAATACAGTTCTATGACCCGCTACCTACAACCAGGTGCAAAGATTAATGCATAC